CGAGTGTTTTTATCATCAATATAAATACGCGCATGAGAACCTTGCCCATCTATTCCGACAAACATCTTGTTTCCAGAAAACATTTGAGCTTGAATTTCTGCCTTTGTTAATCTCATTTTACCGTTGGGAGCAACTTTAACTTCTCCTAATGATTCAACGCGAGGAAAATATAAATTCCATGCACATAGATTTTTTATTACAACTTTTTCGTCCAAATTTTCATTCACCATTTATGTAATCTCCTTTCACTCTAAAATTAAATTAGAAGGAGGAAAGACTCCTCCTTAATTATCTATTAAACATTTGGCACTTCAAAAGAAGAGTCTGAAACTAATCCAATTTCATATTCTCTACCTTCTGCGACACCTGCGCCTACTTCTAAATCAAATCTAGTCATTTCTTTACCAGTAATTGGATCAAGTCCACTTGCAGAAGTTAATCCTCCACGTTGGAATATTTGCAATGGAGAAATAGCACCTTGAGGGATAAAGAATAATAACCCTTCAGGAAGCATTGTTTTAAAGTTATCTCCCGCAGCATTTTTAGAAGCAAGATCATATTGGTTAGGTAATTCAACAACAGGAGAACCACCGTATGTATTAATTAGACCATTTTGACGTAATTCTTCAAGAGCAATTTCTGGAACATTTGAATTAGCAGGGACAACAGGGTTATATCCAGCAAATCCAGCAATTTGAGATACTACAGAATAATCCCCAGTAACAGCAGGTCTGCCAAAACGTCTAATTTTTGTCAGTGCATCATCTACAGATCCTTTAGTTAGTCCTGCTGACTCTGAAAAATATTTGATTCCTGTAGCATTTTTAATCGCATTATACATTTCAACCAAAACATAAAGAGCAGCTTTATTACGCATCTCTGTTTGAACTAGTTGTTTTCCCTCGGCGACTTTATCTAAATTACCTGAAAGCAATTCACGGTAATCCATTGCGTAACCACTTGAAATGGTTTGAGTACCAATTGCATATTCTCTCCATTCAGTAGTAGCGAAAGGTACGTCACCACGACTAGCTTGGAAATTAGAACTTACACCTTGGTGGTCATAAGTTCTCATCATTGGCTGTTCATTGTATCCGATATTACGGAATGTCCCTACAAAATCAAAAAGACGAATTTCTTTCTGAAGATTAGGTTCAATAGTATAGCGAACAATTTCGTTGATTTCAGACTTAGCCATTGGATCATTTTTCATAGCACGTTCTGATAAATTTTTAATATAACCCATTGCCTTATCAACTTTTTTACCATACTTAGATAGATCGTTACCTTCTGCAATAGCAGAAAAAATCTCAACGATTGGAGATTTAGCATTTAATTTTGTGTTATTAGTTTGATTATACTGTACATTGTTAAGCTCTAATTTAAACATTTAATATTTTCCTCCTTATTTTTCACGAAACAAATTAGTTAGTTGTAACTTTTGCGTCCAATCCATTTTGACCAAATGTAGTCTTCTTTGTTACAATAAGATTTACTCGATATTCAGCAGCAACAATCACTGTTCCATCAGCTTTAACCCATTTACCTGATCCATCACCAGAAGCAACTAAAACGTCGTTTACTGCAACACTAGCATATGCATCGACTAAAACAGATTCATCAATTTGTACAGGTAATTCTGCAACAGCAGAAACTAAATCTGCATGAACAAATTCTCCTACTTCAATTTTAAAGTCTGTAGAGTTACGAATCTCTGGCTTGTCTCCAATGTTATTAACAACATATATTTCACCTTTAGCACCTGCTGCTGTAGCTGGCACTAATGCCTCACCTGTAACGTCATCTGGAAGAACTACCATTCCATTAAATAACTCTTGAACTGCTTTGGTGCGTGGATTATCTTTAGCGTTTCTTAAACCGCCTAGTGTACCATATTTAAACATTAATAAACTCTCCTTTTAATATAATTTTATTTATATACCACTACTAAAACAAGTCATCTTCCGAATCAGTATTGTTTGTTTCATAAACATCGCTAAGAATATCGTTAGTATTGCCGTTTTTGTTATTTACTTCATTTTTACGATGTTCCACCAACTTTTGTGCAATTGCAGAGTTGATATCAGAAACAATTTTATCCATCTTTTCTTGAGAAGGAGACTCTTTAAATTTATTGATTTCAGTCGCAGAAATCTTTTTCTCATCCTCAATATAATTTTCTAACTTAGAATTTAATTCAGTTTCTAAACGCTTATTTTCAACTTTTTGTTTGAATTCATGTAATGTATTAAGTTTTTTTTCTGTTTCAACTTTCTCTTCTTTTAGTTGACTTAACTCCTTTTCAGTTTCCTTATGCTCATCAACTAATCCATTTACTTCCTCCTTTTTAGAACTTAACTCAGTTTGAACAGTATTAAATTCAATTTCTTTATTTTTCAAAGAATCTTTTAAACTATCAATTTCAGTGTTCTTTGTTTCCAATTTGTTACTTAACTCAACCACTTCTCTATTTTCAGTCATTTTCTTGTCTCCTTTTTTTTGATTAAGTTCTAATAAAACTGCCGAATCATCAGCAGGTTCTATTCCTAATATTGCCGAACCAGAAAAATCAAACTCTTTCGGGACACGACCTTCTTCTCTCCAGCCATCCTCGTATACGATAAAGTCGTTTCCATCTATAGCACATATCTCAATAGATGTGTCTGGCTTTTTCCCATCATACATTTCAGATTTCAACCATTTGACAAATTTTGGATATCGTTGATTGTAAATATATCCTTCAGCAATCAGTACTCTTTTTTGTGTACCATTTAGTTCAATTGTATCTATGTATCCATTATCAGTAGATCCAACAACAACGCTTTCTGCAAATAAAGGCACACCATCTTTTACCTCAGAAAGTCCATGCCCAAAAGGTTCATCTTTTTCCCATGAATCTAGAAACTCAGCAGCTATAGGCATCGCCTTTACACTATCAATGTTGCTTTGAATATATTCTTCTTTCCATGTAATACCATTTCTATTCCACTTGTCAGTAGTTTCATGAATTTCCAATAAAACCCACTTAATATTTGTTCTACCAGCATATTTTTTATTCTGATTTATTTCTAAAACTTGACCTTTCAAGTATTATCACACCTCCTTTCCAAGCGAACGTTGCTAGTCAATTGGATTAGCTCCATTGTTCTTATTTTTAATCGTATTGTCGTTATCTGTATCGTTATCAACTTGTTTAGTGTCATCAGATTCATTACCAGATTGAGTAAATGCAGTTTGATGAGGAGGGTATTTTTTATCGAAATCCTGCTCAACTTCTTCATCTAATAAAGAAAAATAAGCATCAGAATTTACTCCAACACTTGAAACCCAAGCCTGTCTAGAACCTCCACCATGAGTGAATAGTTCTTTAAAATATCCAATCATTTCTTTTCTATTTGCATGAGTAATCGGCAAATAATATGACTCGATATAAACATCATCATCTTGAATAACATTTTTATTAATAACCTTATTCAACTCATCTTGTATCTGTTCTATCCAAGAAAATAACTCAGCAGATACTAACTCCATATTCGACTTTTGAGATGCAATTCCACCACCAGAATCTCCGTTCAACATAGACCCTGCGAAACCTAGACTAGTAGATATCCTATTTAACAATTCTCCATCATCATTAATTTTCAGCAAATCAATATTAGTGGTCAATTTATCTATTTTAGATCCCGATGCAACGGAAAAGAAATTAATTCCTTTTTGTAATCCTTTAGAAAATAATGCTTGCTTGATGTTGTTATGTTGAGACTTTTGTTGTTTTTGTGTAAGGCTAGAAGTTCCTTTTTCTTTACCTTCAGGAAATGTTTGATAAACTATAGTAGAGTTTACTTCATCTAAAACACTTCGCTTACTTTCAACAAAATATTCTTCATATAACATGTCAATAAATCCAGCAAGTCCTAATGGTCTTCCCCATCTGTCTTCTAATTTAGCACGAGTTTTTAACGTTATTGTTTTATCGTTATCCAAAACTACCCATTTTTTGTTATAATCCTTACGATATTCTTTGTAAGCAGACCTTATTTCTTTAGGATAACGACGTAACCTTTTAGATTGTCCTCGACTCAGGAATTTGTCAAAATAAGAACAGTCAAATGCTATCTGGGGGGACATATTAACTGTTCCTAATATCCTACAATAATCAGTGGGAAGAGGTAAAACACTACAATTAAAATGACCATCATTGACTTCATACATTTCATCAATTTCATAATCGGATAAATATTTAGGAATAGACTTAGGCTTATTACTATCAAAATAGTAAAAAGCAATTCCATCAATAGCGCCTTTATATAAAGCATCTCGAATAGTCGTCTTTTCACGTATTTTATTTAAAGCATCTATAAATTTTTTTTTATTTTTTTTATATCTACCATGCTTAGTATCGTTACTGTAAATAATTCTATCTAAAGCGGGGAGTGCAACCATATAATCTATAACATTTGTATATGTACCATTTGAGTTATATAAAAAATTAGATAATCCTCTTATTTCTTTATTATATGTATCATGGTCTTTTAGCCAACGTTTAACAGTATGCACATTATAAACTTGATAATCTTCTCCATAGAGAACATTAAAAGGTGTGTTGTCATAGTTTATTTCATATTTTTCTTTGCCAGTAGACTGATTTGTTTCGGTCACTTTTTCAGACATTAATCCACCTCCTTATTGATTTATTAATTGAAGAAAAATTCAAATTCATAGTCTGATCGCTTACCAATTCTCATTTTATTTTCTTCTTCTAATTCTTGAACGTATAACAAACAATACCCTAAAGATGTTACTCTATCACGCTTAGTAGATTTGCTTATTCGTCCGTATACAGTATTTCCATGCTCGGTAGACTCTTGCCTAATATTACCCAATTCTTGAATTAAAATATCGGCATTTACGAAATTAGAATATTCTTCACCAGTAATATCTTCAGACTTAAATTCTGCGTCAATTATTGCTGAGTTAACTAATAATTTTAAAGATTTATCCTCAAAACACTTTTTCATATAAGTATACATACTATTGTTTAATTGATTTGTAGCATTTATACGTCTTATTAATGGTTGTGCGTTTTGCAAACTCATTCTATCCTCGTCATCATCTGGAACGAGTGGTGGACATTCAATAATTTCCCCTTTATCATCAGTATACTCCCAAGTTTCATCGAGTAGAGAAGGTAGAGCTTGCCCGTTACCCCTAACATCGATAACTAATTTTATAGTATTGGTAAACCTAATTAGCATTTCCCTTAAAAATATTGCTTGATTAGGCAGAGACATCCCCTTATGTGTCCTCATAAACACGACTTCTTTACTAAAAGATCCATTAGGTTTTTCTTTCAGTTTAATAACAGTAGTACAGGCGTTATCACTATAGTTGTCATTTGCTATAGCTACGTCGTGAGCAATCACATATTGAACTGACGACTTTCTTGCTTGTTTTGTCTCAGACTTTTCTAGAATCCTTGATGTTTCAGTCAAGTCATAAGGAAAATAACTATCGTTGGAATTTCCAACAAAAATTGCCTGATATTCGTAAGCAAATCTATCTTGCGTCATAGAAGGCTTTTGCCTTTCCGATTCGATATCATCCTCATAAAAAATTCCTGCATTTACTCCAACTTGATAGGGTAGAGTGCAGACATAGTAATCTTTAGATCCTTGTCTCATTTGATTATAATGGTTTTTGAATCGATTATATAAATCACAATTCTTAAGGTATGCTGAACTTATATAAATAATTTTGCCTTTTTCAACAGGAAGCTCTTCGTTCGGGAATTTCATTGACAAATCAATCATAGTCTGTCTTTTCGTCTTGGTCATCGGGATTAATATTTCCTCCATTATTTGGTCAGAAATTAATCTTGCCTCGTCACACA